GTTTTAAATGATTAATTACAATTTGATTTTATATACTTCTTTCAGTTCTCGTTCCTTATTTTCCGCTTCAATGATAAGCGATGATCTCCGGTCTACTAACTTCGCAAACTCGTTACGATCCATATTTCCGGCAAACAGTTTCTCATGTATAGCATCCAGTTCACCGGGAATCCTGTCAAGTCGATCCAGTAACTCGTTAATCCGGTTGATCCGGTGTTGTTCCGCACTAATATCCGCCATCTTCTTTCTTTTTTAATATTGATTCCAGCTTTGGGATCAGCAGGAGAAGTTCTTCCCCATCCAGTTCGCGAAATTTCTTTCCTGCTATCCGGGTATCAAGGCAGAACGCATTTACAGCCCCCCAATCTGTTGTATCGACCCCGATCTGCTGCACTCTCTTCAGGACAGCCGACCTGCGTCTTCTTATTTCCCGTTCGGTGATGGTCAAATCCCGGTTTTCTTTTTTCGCACCGTTCAAATACCCACAGAGATACATTGCTTCGCTGTATGTCAACTCTTTTGTGGTATTTGTCCGTCCGTCCGTTAGGTCTAGCAGGATAGCCCGCTTTTGTTCGTCATCAATGCCTTGTGCGCTGTATATGATATGCAGGCGTTTGATAAGGCTTTTACTGATAGGTTTCTTCGTTTTCTGTTCCATCATTATCGCTTTTAATATTTTCAATCCAATGTTTTTGATACCCTTCCGCCCATACTATGTAATATCCGCGTGAACCTCCTTTGCCACGTCCGATAAATGTTGCCTTGAAATGTTCCACGTAAATTCTTTTAAAACTGTCACGTTTCACGTCATAGGCTGTTTTTCCTTCCACCTCGCGCCCGTCCACATGCGAGATAAAGACAAATATCTTTCGTGGATACTTCTTGCGCAGGCGGATTATTTCGGGGGCTTTCGCGCCCCCTTGCTGCTCGAAGTATTGTATGGAATCTATCATTATCACGTCCGGGCTGCGTTGCTTTGACAAGTATTCGTCCAATTCTGTGATGGTGGCTTCATCCGAATAGATTATATTATTTGTTTTACTATGAATGCCGACACTAAGAACGGAATTTACGAAGTCGTCACACGCACCCATCTCCAGTGTTAAATAAAGAACCCGAAGTCCCATTTCATCAAATTTGCGTGCCAGTTGTAGAGCGAAAGAACTTTTTCCTTGTCCCGACTTTCCGTAAATGATCCAGCAACCGGATCTTTCCGGACGACCGAATGCCAGATACCATTCACCATCAAAATCTATATATTCATGTCGGATGTCTTCTAGGTTCTTCTGACTCCAAACTTTCATGCCAGTTCTCCACGTTCGATTTGTTGCTTGATAATACGGTCTTCGATCATTCCTGACAGTTCGCGCAAATCATCGGTAAACCAAACAAACTTTCCCGGTACAGGCTCTTTTTTCTCTTTGTTCAGCTTTCCCCAAATGGTCTCCTGTTCTTCCATATCGTTGATCCCGTTTGCCGCACAAATAGCTTTAACGTCTTTCTTTGTCGCTCCAAGCAATGTGATATAGTTCCGGCAAAATCTACCGTCGATTTCGTCATATCCTTCTATACGACCAACATAACGCTTGATATTACGTTCCAGCGTCTCTGTCCCGGCTACGATAGCCCCCATACGGTGCAAAGTGTCATCATATAACGGTATCAATGTACAAAGGGCACTGTGCGCCAATTTCCCGGCATCATCAAGGATTAACAAAGGTGATTTACCCGCCATGCGATTGAAGTGGGAAACGATTAAGTCCATTAAGTCGTCGTTATCCATGTAACGTGTTACCGTTTCCCCCATACATGTTGCTAACTTGGTCAGAAATTTACGTGCTGTCCACTTCCGACATTTCAGATAGACCACCGAGTTATCTGCACTCATGTTATAAAGGTCTATGAGAGATTGTGTCTTTCCACTTCCGGATCGGGAGGATATACACATCCATTTATGATTCTTCTTGGCTGCTACAACCGCGGTACGTACCTGCTGGTAACTGGTGACGCTTTCCACCACATTCCAAGCGTTCTCGTAATAATTAAGACCGGAAGCAATCTTTTCAGCGATAGAGTCTTCATTCGCCCCATATTTCCCGCTTCTGAATTGAGACATGGCAGTATCCGATATCCCACATTTCCGTGCCAATTCCGTTGCAGATGATCCACGGTTGATTAACTTCCCTATGTACGTTTTTAATGCTTGATTATCCATATTGTATATCTTTTTAAATTGTTTTTAAATCATCTTGAAAAATTCATGTCCAGCGGGTTATAATCGTAATCGTCATCATCTCCAGTGGAAACCATTACGCTTTGTTGGGTAATACGCTGGGTTACTTCCGTAAAGTCCGCGTCCATGGCATCATCCCTCATTTTTGACCGGACGTCCTTATGCTGCCCTAAACTGTCAGTAATCAAGTATCGGTCAAGAACTGTTGCCGCAGCTATTTCAGGGATACGCTGACAAATGGTAGTGATTCGTCTGTCTACGTCTTTCACTTTCTCTTTTACTGTTTCCACCATTTCATTGTTGAACCTGTCGACACGTGTCCGGTATTCAAAATGTTCCGGTTTCTGATCAGCCAAAGCCATCGGAACTTTAATATCACGTTGCAGCACGTATTGCAATGTCCCAATCTCCTTGTCAACACGACCGGACTTCAGGCGTTTTGCGTTCGATACAAGCACCTGACTCATATCGTCCGGGTCAAAGCGCACTATCCAGTCTTCGTTGTAATGGTCGCGAAGAGAAAGGTCGAAGCTGTCGAAGCAGATTCGTTCACCCATGAACTCGATAAACATGCCCGAACCAGTAATCTTATTTGTGCGTCCGGTAGTTTCCCCCATAAGCATCAAATATTCCTCAATGCCGAAAGGCATTTTACGTGCTTCTTCGGTGCGTTCCCACGCTGCGCGGTAAGCGTCTATCTTCTTTGCCCGTTCTTGCGCTATAATAGCCTCTAATTGCCCTATAACGGTGGCTTCGTCAGGAATGAACTTGTGATTTTGATTTAAGACTTCCAAATTAGGCTGATTATCCTTGTCAGAAGTGATACCAAAGCCTGACCAGTTCGCCTGTTTTTGGCAGTATTCCACATTCAGGTGTTTGAAATAGGGTTCTACTACTTTAGACTTTGCATTTCCCAACGCGGCTGGTGTATAGTATTTAGTCATAGCTTCATAGAAAGGAACCATCACCTTCTTTTGATAATTGTCGCTTTGTAGCTGTAAGGGCTTATAGCGTTCTCCAAATAGTTCCTTAGTATGTTGCACTGCGTTTCGTAATGCTTCACGAATAAGAGCAGGTGATTCATGATCGCCAATGGCATACCCTACCGGATATTTTTCACATGCGTCAAGTACGACTACCATCGTTTTCCGGTTGGTATAAGTGGTGTACATATATCTCTTTTCCTCACCGTTTTTCTTTACCGTTTTGGGAGTCTTTTTCTGATAGAACAGTTCCGCATCCCATCCGTCCAGCGTCCAGTAAGTAAGTGCTTGTGTCGGGGCTTCGCGGTGTATCTGCTTCATGCGTGTGTTCTTCAGGGCTTTGTCTCCCTTGTTTCCCGCCATTGTTGTGAGGGCAAATTTTTGTCTCCAGTTCTCAACGGTGGTAGGACTGTCAATCGGTTTCCAATCCATCAGGGAAGCCACCTTATTGTATTCTTCCATGATTTGAACATTATTCAGATTGTTATGCATACTGATTAACTTATGCATCACCGCCTTTGCGTCCTCATTCATTACGACTGCCGCGTATTTGTTGCCATACGATTTGTGAATGACACTGCGATAGCCTTCTTCCTCACTGATCCGTCGTGCTGCTTCATATTGCTCGCATTTACGTTTCAAAGATTTCCAGTTCTTTGGTAGGTTATGAGGAAAAATATCACGCCCGTTCGGGTCTTTCAATGTTAGTAAATCATTGCTCAATTTGCAAAGTTTTTCCCAAACATTGATTCGTGTACTTCCCCCACCTATCGAGTTAACTTTACGACCATCGCGAAGGGAAAGGAGCGCATTCATTATGCGCACATTAAGGGTATATTCGTCAACCTTCGCAGGCGGAAGTTTCTTATCACCATCATAGCGGTATTTCACACTGAAAAACTCATAGGCAGCGTTACCGTAGACAATAGCATCTTCCAGTATAGACTTCCGTGTTTTAGTAGCAATTTCCGCACGAGGGTCACCCTTACGTACAATGTACTCTTTCTTTACGTCCTTTCTCATGGTTTCAAAATCTACTAGGGCAGGACATCCGGGAATACCACGACGAAGTACGATAAGTTGTCCGTTCCTCGCCATCGAATAGTATGTTCCTTCAGGAATGAATCCGTCTTCACTCCCAACTTTCGTTTTAGGATTAAAGATGATTAATTCATTTGCAAACACGCAAATCCGATTATTAAATATCTCAGCCATTATATTAATATTATTATTTGTGCAAGTTCCGGCACTGCCCCGGAATTGTAGCTACTTCCAAATCTTTCTGCCATTACCTATTGAAATACATGGCAAATTCAAATTAATAGTTGTTATCCTGAAGGAAGCTCTATTCTTGCGTTCCGTTATTGGTTATTCGACCTTAGTTCTCGTTCTATGACAATAATTACAGAAAGTATTGTTATTACAGTAGCCGCCCACATGTTTGATGGCTCAACCTCTATCCGGTCAACTAATGCGATAGCAGTGACTATACCGACTCCTACCATCACGTTTTGAATAAATCTAATAGTTCTCACATCGCAGATAAATTATTGATTAATAATGTTTGTAAC